TGAATAAAGACTTTAAACACCATTATGAGATAATTGATTTTAAGTTAAGGAGATACTTAAATAACGGATCTGATCGAACGCTATTTAGTAATCCTTCTATTGTTAAGCGCAGGGACTTTATTAATCTGATCTTAGAAAACAAATTACCGATCAGGATTTGCTTTGACGAGAGTTGTAAAAAGATGATAGCTGACATGATGTACACTAAGCAGGCTCTTGACGGAGGTAAAGATAAGCATATAGTTACTGATAAAGATTCCGGGGAGAAATATCAGAAATATGGGCATTTTGGGGATTTGTGTTTCGTGGCTGAAACTTTAATAAGTACTGATAGGGGCGCTCAATATATCAGGAATTTAAAAGTAGGTGATAATGTTTTAACACGTAATGGGTATAAACGAATTACGGCGGTAAAAAATAATGGTATCAAAGCAGTTGAAACATACAGGATAGGTGATAAAGAAATAACTTGCACGCCTGATCATAAAATATACGACAATGGCAGTTTTTCTATGGTATCAACATTGATAGATAAGAATATTATAGCTATCTTTGAAGAAAAACAAACATGGAAAGACAAACTATTATTTATGATGGGTTTAAGTTTCATAGATACCCAAATGCAAAGAAAGCATCAGACAGAAACTACTATAAAGGATGGGTTAAAGAAAATGGAATCTGGCGTAAAAAAAGCCTCCATATTCACAAATACACAAAAGAAGTCGGGATTATTCCAAAGGGTTTTTCAGTACATCATTCTGATACTAATTTTAATAATAACGAAGTTTCAAATTATGAGATTATGCTTCAGGGAAAGCATATCAGTCATCATTACAAAATCTCATCAAAGGAATATAAAGATGCCAATACTAAAAAACTTATCGAATTGGCTATTCCGGAAGCAGTTAAGTGGCACAAATCCGAAACAGGGAAGCAGTGGCATGAGCAAAACACTGCTAAACTTATATATACAGAAGAATATATTACAAAATGTATTGATTGCGGTACGGAATTTAAATCTAATCTCAGGAGAAAACCAAAACATTGTTCAAGAAAATGTCAGCTCAAATATCAAGCAAGAAAAGACAGAGCTGCGAAGAAATATCACGAAGATAGAATATGTCAAAAATGCGGGAATATATTTTCAATTAATAAATGGAGTAAAAATAAGTTCTGTTCTCATGCATGTGTGGAGAATAAAGGAGGGCGAAAAAAGAAATGTCTATGATATTACAGTTGAATCAGAACATGAATACTTTGCAAATGGTATTTTAGTACATAATTGCGAATATCAATTAGTCGAATTATTTAAAAACTATTATAATGGTTAATAATATTAAGCGAAAAGGTTTGCTTACTTACGATAATGCAAAACGATAGGAGTGAAAATAATAAATATTAATTGAAATGGATAAAGAGACGGGATTTGAATTACTGAAGAAAGTAATTAAAGATGAGATTTATCATCAGGACTATAAAAGAGTCACTGAATTAGCGGATAAATATTACAAGATGAAAACCGGTGATGACATAACCGACTTACTTGAGAAGATAGTAACCCGCGAAACAAAGGAGGAGTTTGAACAGCGTGAGAATATATCAAAGTCGGTTGTTCCTTCGATTCTTAACTCGACACAGCTTCCGTTTCAGAAAGCATTAAGGAAAACACCCCTATTGAGAGAATTGATTTACAAGACTGGTGATAAGACTCTTGAACTTGAAGAGTTTATTAGTCATTTCTGGGGTGAGAAGTCACTGGAAGAGTATCTGGAATATTCTATCATTGATTATAACTATATTGATCCAAACGCTTTTTTGATTACAGAGTTTGATTCCTTTGATCCGAATGTAGAGAAGGCCAGTCCTTATCCTTTCATTGCAACGTCAACCGATGCGATAATGTTTGAGTTTAAGAATGAGAATCTGCAATATCTTATCGTTAAGTTACCGATTAAGTTTATGCGTGACGAAGTAAAGACAGATGGTTTTAAGTTTACCATGTACTTAGGTCCTGATACCATCCAGATGACTCAGGCCGCTTTGGGGATTGAAATTAATAGTCTATTTTACGAATATCAGGAGTTTCAACCCGGAGCAAAGAAAGTGCCAGCTCAAAGGTTTGGATTTATTCGTGATGCAGAAACAAAAGGACGGACATTTGTTTCAGTATTTCATCCGGTAATACTTTTACTTGAAAAGCTAATGAAAACTGATTCAGAGTTGGATTTAAGTACAGCAATGACAGCATTTCCTCAGAGGTTTGCCTATGTTGATAAGTGTTCTAATAAAGACTGTAATGCAGGGATTCTTCTTGATGGGCATACTATTTGTAAGAATTGTAACGGAACAGGACAACAGCCACTTCATTCAGGGGTAAAGGATGTGATCACGCTTACCATTCCAAGGAATCCTGTTGATATGATTGACCTTGAAAAGATGTTAGTCTATAAGACCCCACCTATTGAGTTACTATCTTTTAATAAAGATTATATCAATGATCTTCGTATCTTGGTTCATACTATGATGTTCAATAATGAGATAGCCACTCGATCAGAAGTTGCCACAGCAGTAACGGCAACGGAAAAGAATTTCGGAGCGGATAATATGAATGATACTCTTTACCCTTTTGCACGGAATTACTCTTCGCTTTGGGAGTTTGTAGTTCAAGACATAGCTACTTTTACCGATTTAGGCGAGGGATTAATTGTTCATCATAAATTCCCTAATGACTTTAAATTCAAATCACTTGTCGAATTGATGAATGAATTGAAGGTCGCTAAAGATGCAGGGGCTTCCACTTCAACCATTTCAGCTATTGAAGATGACATAAATGAAATCCTTTACTCGGACCGTCCGGGGGACTTAAAGAAGATACAGATTAAATCCTTGATGAATCCCTTTAGAGGTTACCCGGAAGCCACGACAAGACTTTTGATAAGTCAGGGATTAACAACAGAATATAATGCCACTCTCTGGGCTAATCTTGAATCGATCTTTAATGAGATAGAACTTGAGGTGCCTGATCTTTACAATATGAATTTTAAGTTAATCAGGGAAAAGGTTAAACTTAAGACTCAGGAATATATTGAGCTGATGAAAGCGGAAATACCTGAGCCGGTTGTTAATCCATTTCAAAATCCGAATCAATGAGTTACGCAAGTAAAGACCCTCTCGATCTAAGTGTGGCTATTACTGATTACCTGACTGATCATCCGCCAACAGGAGGACTGACAATTGATCAAATAAAAGCAGATACATCTATTGCGGATGTGATAACAAAGAAACATTCCAATTCTACAGATCATGCTTCAGGTAGCGATAATCAGGACTTATCCGAGTTACAACCAAAAGAATCTGGCAAGGGATTGAGTGCAAATGATCTTACATCCGCATTAAAGACAAATTATGATGGTGCTGTTTCTCATGCAGGAAGTACACATGCACCCGCAACAGCTCAGATTAATGCAGATATTACTAAAGCAGAGATTGAAGCGAAATTAACAGGTGAATTAACCTCGCATACTCATGCAGGAGGAGGTAGTTTAGCACTTGGAGAACTTTCAACAAATGCGTATTATGGCGACAAGGGCAAGACTGCTTATGATCATTCTCAGGTCGCACATGCATCTGCAAGCGCAACGGTCGGAGCTGATTGGAATACTAATATATCAAATAAACCCTCCATCCCAGATGTTAGACTATTTACTAACTTACTCGCGCCAGTGGTTACTTCTGGTACAACTGAAAAGGTTTTACTTCAGTTACAAATACCATCAGGGAGGGCTATTGTCGGGTCAACATTCCGGGTATGGATAATTGGCAATTCATCAAGCACGGGTACATTAATTTTTAAAGTAAGATGCGGAAACTTAGGGACAATCGCTGATACTATTGACTGGACGGCTGTTACTTCTGCTGCTCAGGCTGCAAATGCAAGGGCAGGATTTGACGTATTAATAACTATTCGGTCAGCAACTACCATTAAAGCTGAAGGAGTTGGGTATGCCGGGGCAGTTCAACTACCAACAACCATAGCCGCACCAACTACTCCTGCAATAGCAATATCAGGGACTTGGTATATAAATTTAACAGTGATTTGTTCAAGTGGAACATTTACGGCACAGGTTGGTAATATTGAAGAAATAAGATGAGATTTAGCATAATAACTCCAAGCAGATTAATTCCTTATCAGAATTGCGCTCAATTTATGGATCAGAAACTTGTCAGAAGTGTTCAATCAGTACTCGATCAATCTTTTACTGACTTTGAATTGATAGTTATTGCTGATGGATGCCAACAAACTAAAGACATAATTGCAAAGTTTACAGATGAAAGAATACGATTACTTGAATGTGAACATAGACAGGCATTCGATAACTTGCCTCGTAATACCGGGATAACGGAAGCAAAGGGTGATTACATTATTTACATTGATGCGGATGACTATTGGGGCCCGAATCACTTAGCGATCATTAATAGAAATCTAAATAAATATGACTGGGTTTATTATAATGACTTTATTTATAAAGGGGACTGGGTTGAGCGGGCTTGTAATATTCGATTGCTTGGTGGTTGTGGAACGTCAAACGTCTGTCATGCACGTAAGTTGAATCTTAAATGGGATAGACCAGGTTACTCACATGATTTCTATTTCAATCAGAAACTCAGGAATTTTCCGAATAATGCAAAGATCGAAACACCGGAATATTATGTTTGTCATGCACCTTTAGCAGCAGGAGGATGGGATATATGAAAGAGGTTAAGATTGAAATAGTAAATACAGAACTTCAAGACTTAGGAGTTGATCAGGAATCTACTTATACTCCATTGCGTTTTGCTGAATCGCATTTTATTGGTTATTGGATAAGTAATGAAGGGGAGTCCCTTACATTTTATTTGGGTGTACAAAGTTTTCTTTGTAGGAATTGTCAAAAGAACATTGAAATATTTGAATCAATACTTAATAAATGAAAATTTCAGCACTAACGGTCAATTACAATACACCCGATTTTCTTGAACGGTTACTTATTTCATTTCGTCAGTTCTATGATATGCCATTTCTGGTTGTTGACGGTTCTGGGGAATCGAATTATAAGAAGATAGAACTTTTTACAGAAAAATATGATGTAGAGATTCATCATTTTGATTACAATATTCATCATGGCCCCGGATTAGCTTATGGAATAAAGTATTTAAAGACTGAACAGATTCTTTTATTAGACTCTGATCTTATTGTCCTGCATCCGGGATTCGTTGAAGATTTACAAAGTAAATTAAGACCTGAGAGTTATGGTATCGGTGACGTTCAGATAATTAATGATAAAGGATTTAACTCCACGCATGGGATAAGCTATCTGCATCCGGCATGTGCACTTATCAATCGAAAGGTCGCTTTAAGGTACCCATTACCAATAAAACACGGAGCCCCGATGATCGAAGCCATGAAAGTAGTTGATAAAAGTTTACTTCAACATGAGCCATGGGTAACTAATGACTTTCGCAATAAGAATAAAATATTTATTATCCACGACTGGCAAGGAACAGTTAAGAGAGTTGGAGGATATAATTTAACTTAAAACTAAATACTATGAAAACAACAATAAATGAAGATGGATTATTGACGATAGAGGCTGAAAATGGAATAGAATCGTTTGCAATGGACGAGTGGGTAACTAAAAATATCAATCCATGTAGTGGTCAATTTATTTGTGACAATCCCTATAATGCAATGCAATTATATCCTTATAAAAGAAAACGAATAACTCTATTCCATAGGATTTGGGTACAAATACAATTATTCTTTTATAGATGACTTATGATCTTATCATAATATCCAAAAGCGTAGGTGATTTGATTCAAATTACTCAGGCTTGTATTGATTCAGCACGGAGAGACAATGCGGATCTTAATATTATCGTGGTGGAGACCGGGAATCCTTATATATATGATGTTGATAAGATAGTTAATTACAATGGAGAGTTCAATTATAACCGGGCCCTGAATCTGGGATTAAAATTTGCAAAATCAGAATTTCAGATCCTTGCTAATAATGATCTTATTTTTCATAAGGGATGGTCAAAGATCGGAGACATAATGAATCTTAATAATTACCTATCAGCGTCGGCACTTTCAAATGATGTAAGACAGAAATCTTATAAGCATGGCAATATAGCGTATGAAGGTTATACAATCGGATACCAGTTAGCGGGATGGTGCATCTTTACCTATAAAGAACTGTGGCCCATTATAGGACCATTGAATGAGCGCCACCGCTTCTGGTTTTCTGACAATGTATATGCTGAACAATTAAGGGCAAAGAAAATCAAACATGCTGTTATTTGTTCTGTTCAAGTTGATCATTTAGGAAGCACTACATTACAACGATTACCGCGAAGCGTTCAGCATCTCTATACTTCCGGACAAATAAAAAACCTTAGATAATGCCGAAGGAAAAGTTATATATGTCCCTGATCCCAAAGATTTACAAAAGGAACTATTCTGATCTATCGATGTTTTTCTTTATTGAGGGTCAACGGTCGATCATGCCGGCAATAAGTGTAGAGAAGGCACTTTATAATTATTTTAAGTATGTTGACGAAGAAAATTATAATATTGAATCAGCATTAACGACATTCCAAAGATTAAAAAAAGAATTATATGAAAATTCCAAAACGGATTATAGATCTGTTAAATAAAAAGCAGGATTATATTGATCTTCATAGAACCGAACTTGAGAAGTCTGTTGTTAAATTACAATCGCAGTTTCTTAATGAGTTACTGGCAGATTTACTTCCAGACATGACCTTTAAAGAAGGATCCCTTTTGGATGTTTTGACTAATTACCGAAAGTTAAGCCAGGTTGAAGATATATATAAGAAGTTCGCAAAGATTCAGGAGCTAACAATATTACCGCAGATAGTAAATACTACTTATGGACTGGTTGCCTTGGAGAATAGTTATATAGGCGTTGCGCTCATTGGTGATCTTGGTTCCCGATTCGGTAAGATTGTTAGTGCTACTGAAAAGAAGATCAATATGCGGATCGGATTAGAAGGTGGTAAAATGGTTAGAGGTGGCTTTCTTGAATCCTTTTTTACCGACAAGACATTAGCAACACAGGTAAAGAGTTTCGTTTCAAAGTCTATAACAGGACAAGTAGATACAAAGGTATTTATCAAAGGACTGACTGATATTGTCGAGGGTGTGCCACGTGAGGTAATTAAAGACGGAGTTAAGACTATTCTTCAAACAGGAGCCTTGGAAAAACAATACGAAAGGTATGCTTATGATATATACCAACAGTATGATCGAGCTTATAATACTTCTTTGGCTGATGAATTTGATATGAAATATTTTGTCTATCAGGGTGGATTAATAGATGATTCCCGGGACTTTTGCGCTGCTCACAATAATAAAGTATGGACAAGGGACGAAGCTGCTCTATGGGGTGAATGGACTCCTTCCATAGGTGAATATCCTGCAGGGTATGTTATTAAGTCAAAGAATCCTTATGAAGTACCAAGTTATCTTGGTTATCCTGGTTATCAACCTTTAACCGATGCTGGAGGTTATAATTGCAGACATTCAATAGGTTTCATTTCTGATGATCTGGCTTTTGATTTACGTCAAGATTTGAAGAAAAGCTAAAATAAATTTGTTTATAAAAAATAAAGGTTTATATTTGTAATTGTATTCCGTCAGATACATATAAGAAATACGGTTTAAAAACCACAAATCCCCTTCTTGTTTCTGACGGAACTTGAAGGGGATTTTAAAATTGTCAAAATGAAAACATATATTTTTGAAGGGGTTGGTATTTTTACTGAATTAGAATTAAATAAAATGTTAAAAAACGCAAAAAAAGGAAATCTTCCAAAAGAAGTATTGGAACATTTTAAAAATAAAGCAGAACAATCGGCTAATAGAACTATTTTTGCAGAAGAGTTATTAGTGTCTTCTAAGAAAAGGGAATCAAGAAAACAATTTAATAAACGCAAGAAACTTACGCTAATTAATGCAAATGATGATTTAATTAATGAGTTATATAAATTTAAAGAACCTCCAAAAGAGTGTTTAAAGTTTCAAAAGAAATTAATTAAACAAAGGAATTTTAAAGCATTCACAATAGAATATAATGTCCAGATAACTGACAAAAGAGATATTAAGGAAATGAATAGACGAATTAAAAAAGGGACAGGTCAGCCTCTTAGAGATGAACTGTATTCTGTTAATCCTAATTTTAACGGCATTTATTCTGACCCTCAAAATAGATAATATGGAAAAATTAGTTGATTTTTTGTATTTAGTGTTTTCTTTAATTTCAATAATTTACTTTTGGATTATTCTTGCAAAACAATCTACTGAAATAAAAGAATTAAAAGAAAAAATAAATAAATTAACTGAAAGGATGTTAAGATAAATAGGTTTCCAGATCATTTTTTTAGAATAATTATCGTCCCCGAACTTTTACTATTAGCCTCTAATTAATTTTAGGGGCTTTTTTATTTCATATAATTGCATTTTGTTAATAAATGTTGATAATTATCAATAGAAAAAGTAATATATGTCATTTATTATATTGATATTTGTCAATTAATTATTCAATTATGGAAAAAATTACTTTAATAAAAGACAATCAAAAACGAGTTTTTAGTCCAAGAGCTGCACAAATAGCTAAGGAGCATCTGGGATGGTCGGAGTTTCAACCACTTCCTAAGCCTGTTGAACTTAATAAGGGAGTGCCTCTTAAAAGGGTGTCGCCTCCATTAATTACCAAACCAATAGCAACAGAATATCCCGGGGATGAAAAGAAAGTTGACCTGATTCCTGAACCGGGTTTAAATGGAAGTATTGAAAAAACAATTGAAGTTAATACTTCTGATATTTCTGATCTTACATCATCAAAATCTCCCCTTGTGGAGAAGTTTTCTGAAGCTGCTAAGAAAACCCGCAAATCTCGTGTACGTTCCAAATCTACAAAGTAATGGCAAAAGAGATTATAGGCAAGAAAACAAAAAAGGTAGAAATCATATCGGATGAGGTCTGGGATAATCTTGTCGGACGTGGATGGGATAAATCTTATGACATGACTCCTATCGTGGAACGTAAACTCAGAGAAGTACCAGTAATTAACAAACCAATAGAAATAACTAAAAAGAAAATATCTAAAAATGGATAAAAATA